AACTTCTTCCCCGCTTCCGGCAACCGTGCCAACGGCAGCGGCGGTCTGGCGGACGTGGGCGGCGGCGGCAACTATTGGGTGTGCGCTCCGGGCAGTCAGGCGAACGCCCGGAGCCTGGGCTTCCACTCGGGCGGCCTGTACCCCTTGGACAGCTACTACCGCTCGATCGGCTTCAGTGTGCGTCCCTGCCGAGAATCTAATTGAATCCTTTGAAAACCGCCGGCGCCCATTTGGGCGGGCGCCGGCAAATCATTTTTGGAGAAAATGAGTAAAAGAGCACCCTCACAGGAGATCCTGGACTACATCAAGAACAAACAAAGGCTTCCTTCTTACAACAAGACCAGGGAGCTCTTCGAGCAGTTCGAGAGGTCCACGCAGAAGCGCCCGCCGAACATAAAGAGGGGTATATGTGCCGATATTGAAAACGGCCTCATGCACATCCTGTTCATGATAAGCAAGGCGGAGCTGCTGATGGATAAACCAGCGGAACGGGCTGAAAAGCTCGGAGAGGCCCAGGACACACTCCTGGACATCAAGCTAAAAATCCGGATACTCTTCGACCTTCACTTCCTGCCAGACACGGGCTGGTCGGCGCTGATGCTTCTGGAGGATGACCTGGCCGCGCAGCTTTACTCATGGAAACGAGAGACTGAAAAATGTATAAAATAACACATACACGGGCAGCCTTCGAGCAGCACGTCCCCGGACCTGCGGTAAATCGTATCCGACGGGCGCAGTCTCATCAAATTCAGTGGCCTACCCTACAATGGAGGCGCTGCCTCCGTAGGATATTCCAGACGGCGCTATGTCTCTTTCTGGCGTCCGAAGTCTATGCGGCCGTCGGCCCCGAGCCCCCGACCGTATATTCAGCAAACGGGCCACTCATCAAGGACGCTTCCGGCTACCGTGCCAACGACAGCGGCGGTCTGGCGAACATGGGCGGCAACGGCAACTATTGGGTGTGCGCTCCGAACAGTCAGACGAACGCCCGGAACCTGAACTTCAACTCGGGCGGCCTGTACCCCTTGAACAACAACAACCGCTCGAACGGCTTCAGTGTGCGTCCCTGCCGAGCATTTGATAAAGCCATCCCGTGTACGTGTTTTTCCTATCCTATGAGATATACATTCAAACAGGTTCATCATATCGTAACACGGTCATATATTAAAGCAAGGGCCGAGGAGAGAAACACTCCAGCGCAGCTGGACTTCGAGATGGATCTGGAGCACAACTTAAAGCTACTAACCAGGGAACTACATTCCCTCCAGTGGTATCCGGAGCCGCTGGATTGGTTTGTACACTCAGACCCCACCATCCGGGAAGTATTCGCGCCGAAATTCAAAGACAGGATTGTGAGCCACGTCCTGTTCAGCATGATATCTCCTGTCTTTGAGCGTTTCTTTATCTTCGACAGCCATTCCTGCCGCGTAGGAAAAGGGACCCTGGAAGGAATCGAGCGCCTGGAGCACAACATCAGAGGCGTCACGGACAATTACAGGTATGACGCATACGCTCTGAACCTGGATATCACCGGCTTCTTCATGTCTATAGTCCGGTCCAGGTTGTACGATATCATCTGGGCGACTCTCGGTCCATACCAGCTCCGGAACCCCGACGCCATGGACTATACCATGGCAGACTACCTCATTACTACCTTTCTATCTCGGGATCCGTTGGAAGGTTGCATTTACCATGGAGACCCCAAGCTCATCGCCAAGGTACCGCCGTCCAAAAGTATCCGGAACCAGAAGCCTGGCACCGGATTACCTATCGGCGACGTTATAAACCAGCTGAACAGTAACATCTATATGAACCCCTTCGACCAGTACGTGAAGCGCGTCCTGCTCATCCGGTACTATAACCGCTACGTAGATGACTCGAAGCTACTACACAGGCTTTACCAGTATCTGGTCGAATGCTGGGAGCGGAGCGGCGAGTTCCTGGATAAGGAGCTCTGCCTGACACTCCACCCAAACAAGACTACCATAACCAACCTATACGATACAACCACCTTCCTCGGTTCAGCCCTCCTGCCCTACAGGCGCTACGCCAAGAATGACGCCATCGGCCGCTTCCGCGCCTACATCGAGAGCCTCGATGCCGCCCTGGCCGCCGGCGAGCCGCTGGACTTTACCGGAGTCCTTTCCAGGATCAATTCTCGCCTCGGATACCTTCAGCACTTCGACGAGCTCAAGATGGTGGCAAAAACCATTAACTCCACACAATACGTGCGAGAGGCCTTCTCTTTCACCAAGGACTACAAGAAAGCAATCATCAAACCATTACCATTATGAAAAAGTACACATTCTCAGAGCCCCGCCAGATGGACCATCTGGCAAACGGAAAAGTCCGCTGTTATTACAATGAGGAAGTCGGCACCGAGACCGTAACAACCCCCGCACGCGAGGAAGGCGGAGAGCCGACCGAGGAAACGCACCCAGTCTATCGCTATAACGCCGTAGATCTGGACGGGCCTGCGACCAAAGGAACTCTGACCGACGCCCTTATCCGGAACGCCAGACTCACAATCCAGGAGGGTAACACGGAAAAGGAGGCGGGCCCTTACGCCCAGTCCGATGTCGAAGCAATCATGCGCCACAAGATGGCCGGAGACGCCGGTGCAGCGGCCGAGTTCAGGATGTTCAACCTTTTTGCCGAGGCTTGCAAGGCGGAAGCTGTCCGGATCCTCGGAGGAAACGCCGGAGATTAGAGCCATGGTAAAAGACATCATCATCGCCATCATCGGCGTCATCAACCTGGCGGCCATCCTGAAGTTCTTCTTCATCAAGCAGGACCGCAAGGAGAAGGACGTCAAGAACAAAGACGCGGAGATAGATACCCTGCGCCACACTAACGAGCTGCTGACTCAGCAGCTGGACCGCTCTGCTGCCACCATCGAGAAGAAGGATGCCGAGATCACCAAGCTAACCGACGAAAAGGCCAGACTCATGGCCACCCAGTCCTGTCTCTTCGATGACATGTGCATCCACAAGGGCTGCAGAATACGTAAGCCGCACCAAGGGAAGGGAGCGCTCTGGTATGAAAACTACAGGAACGATCCCGCCCTGGGCGCCGACTACGACTCCATCGATACCTTGCTGAAACGCGACCGGGCTAAACGCCTGGCAGAAGCAGGCGATAAGCCAGCCGAAAAGACGCAGGAGGAGGAGTCATGATAAAGCTCCCTATTATCCTGATCGACGCCGGTCACGGCCAGAATACACCGGGCAAACGCAGCCCTGATGCCGTCGCTGGAAAGTTCCTTTCCCCGCTGTTTTTCCGCGAGTACTCCTGGGCGCGCAGCTGCGCCCAGGGAATCGTGGATGTTCTCCAGGCGGAAGGGTACACCGCTTTTCTCCTGGTCAAAGAGGAAGACGATATCCCCCTAAAGGAAAGAACGAATCGCGTAGCCGCCTATTGCAGAACCTATGGCGCCAAGAATGTCCTGCTGGTATCGGTCCACGTAAACGCTGCCGGCAACGGATCGGAGTGGAAAGACGCCCGCGGATGGAGCATCTACACTTCACCTGGAGAGACCGCATCCGATAAGCTGGCCACCGAAATATGCAAGGAGGCCGTGGCAGAGCTCGCCGGCAGGGATTACGCCAAAACCTTCCTACCGACCTCAAAGCAGAAGGCCGTCCGGACAGACTTCACGGACGGAGACCCCGACTACGAGGCTAAGTTCTGGATGCTCACCAAGACAGCGTGCCCATCCGTTCTATCCGAGAACCTCTTCCAGGATAACAAGGAAGACGTGGCCTTCCTGAAGACCGACAAAGGCCTTGGCGCCTGCATCCAGCTTCACGTCCAGGGTATAGAGAACTATATTGAAAAGTATTTCAAGAAATGAGACGTTACTACCTATCCTGGTCCACGGTACAGGCTCTGCGAAAAATAGGCAAGGTGCTCCTGGTGTTCATTCTCCTGGTAGGCATTTGCGCGCTCCTGGTCACGAGCTGCGCCGCTCCGCGGGAGATTGTAAGGACAGACATCGAATACCGCGATACGACCATCATAAAAAACACGGTCCGCGACTCCCTCATCCCGGTACCCATCCCCCTGGAGAAAGATCAGGTTATCACTCACCTGGGCGACACTTCCTCCCTGGAGACAAGTATCGCCAGAAGTAAAGCCTGGGTCGACTCCACCGGCCTCCTGCACCACACGCTGGAAAACAAGCATGAAAAAACCATACAAGTCAAGGTTCCTATCCACTCGAAAATAATCTACCACGGGGTAGAACATAACGCCTCGCAGGTAATTACCAAGGTGGAGTACCAGGATAAACCCCTATCTAAATGGAAACAATTCCGACTGGGTGCATTCTGGTGGCTTGTGTCCGCCGTGCTCGTTCTGCTACTTTGGACGTTTCGTAAATTCATCCTAAAACTATTTATATGAAAGCATTCATCCGTAAAATCTGGGATGCCATTGTAACCTTCATCAGCAAGGTATCCTACGACAAACTACTCCATTTCATCGCCGGCCTGATTATCGCCGCCCTCTGCGCCATGGTATTCAAATGGGGCCTGTGGTGCATCGTTCCCGTCGTCGTCTTCGGCCTCCTGAAGGAGCTCTTCGACTGGTGGACCACCAGGGTGATGGAGTGGTGGGATTTCATAGCCACGGCCTGCGGCGGCCTGGTTATCTTCCTATTCGCGCTATTTTAAACCCACGGAAGCCAAATAAAACCGCCCGGAGCCCGGACGGTTTTATTTTTGTCAGTTCTGTAGTTTAGGGAAACACTACTTTTTACCCCTCCCGGCCAGCAAATTATTCGCAAGATTGCGCTCCGGTAGGATATCCACCTTCTTCAGGATATCGGTGGCCACCGGCGACTTCCCCACGTAAATGGCCGTCATGGCCACACTGTGATGGTCGGCCTGCTGCTGGACGAAAGAAATGGGAACCTTCTCGCCGAGCATCCTGGTAATACCGGTGTCTTTCAGACTATACAGCTGGATATTCATCTCAAACCCACAAGCCGGCCTCACCCACCGCTTCCAGAAGTCGGCAAATTTCTTATTGTTCACCGGTTCCGGGCCCGGCCGGAAGTTTGTGGCATCCCCGTCGTGCCGGCCAAAAAGATAGAGCGCCGGTTCGGAAAGATCCAACCGCTGGAGTATTGGCACGATAGCGGACGGAATGGTCCTGAAGGACTCGTTCCCATTCTTTGCCACATCGGCCGCCACGTGAATCACCTGCCGCTCCAGGTCGATATCCGAGCACCGGAGCAGGGCTATTTCCTTCGGCCGAAGGAGACAGGTATAGCAGAGGGCGCATACGGCGTGGTATTCCGCATTCTCGGAACTCAGGAAGGAGAACAGCCTCTCCAGCTCCGGATCCGTCAGCAGTCGCCTCTTCTTCGTCATCAGCCGCGCCGGCTTCCGTTTTATCTTCAGGAACGGGTTCGCGCCCGCGTACCCTTTTTCCACGAACCACCCCCAGAGCGACGCCATGAAAGACAGATAGTTATTATACGATCTGGGCGATACCCCATCCTTGTCTTCCATATAATCCATATACGCGCGCGCTGCCGACTCATCGAAAGACGCGATGGTCGTGGAGCTGCTGGATCCATTCTCTGCGAGCCATTCTCGGAACACCTTCAGGAAGGAGCGGTAAGACGATACGGATTGCCTCCTGAGCTCCTTTGACTTTACCCGAAAAAAGGCATCCAGTGCCTCATAAATTGAACAAGCGGAGAGCGGCGCCGACTGTTCCGAGAAGGGTGTCCATCCGAGGCTCAATTTCTCGTACAGGGCCTCCATGATTTGCCTGGCGGCCTCTTTCCTTTCCTTGATGGTACCACGGTTCACCTTCTTCCGGAAGCGTTTAAATTTCCCCGTATCCGGGTTAATTACGGAGTAATAGACATACCATTCAGTTCCCGCCTGGTGGAGTTTCGGGGGCTTAAAATCGACGTGGGGTCGTGCTTTGAAAAACATAATTTTTTTTTCTTTGCAAACCTCCTGGAGCGCGTCAAACAGGGCGGGGTGCAAGGAAAAAAAGGTTAAAATACTTTGTTCCGGTTTTGTCCCGGTTTTTAATAAAAAATCCCTTAAATCATTCATTTCTAACGATTTAAGGGCTTTTAGTCGGGATGACTCGATTTGCGGAAGCGCTTCCGGCCAAAAGCCCGTATTTGAGTATCAATTAGTTAGCGTGGCAAATTTTCTGAAACAGGCCGAAAAACGGCCTATTTTTGTCCCGGTTTTGTCCCGAGAACACCGGCCTCAGTAAGCTCTTTATCAAGCGCTTCCGCCTGGGAAGTCGAAATAAGACCGAGATCCTCCAGTATCTCCGGGGCGTATTCGTCCGTCCGGATCACTTCCCCAGACGACATCGATAGAATCGCGGTACCATCCCGCGGATCATAGTCCGCCGTGCATACCTGGCCAGCGGCCACAAGCAGCGTGCGGCCGTCTTTGGTGTTTACCTGTCTCATTTGTTCAGTATTTCAATATTATTTTCTCCGAAGACCAGTTTCAGTACCTGGTCTTTTTTCTCCTTGGTGAGGCGCAGCTGGATAAAAACTTCCGCCGGTTCGTCCTTCTTCTCTGCAGGAACATAATGAACCGGCCAGGTTATCAGTTCCACCACCGTCATGCCCAGCGCATTTGCGATTTTCGCAAGCTCATTGACGGAAAGTCTACGCTGGCCACTGACGATCTTACTCATGGCTGTAGGCTCAGAAAATACGTCTCCAGCTATGGCTGCCTGCTTTAAATTCCTACTTCTCAGGATTTTCAGAATATTCCCAACGATTGTTTCCTGGTAGTTTTCTACGGTGTTTTCCATACTTCAAATGTAGTGTTTGATTATCAGTCACTTATGAAAATTTGCGCACGATAATTGCGATTTTCGCAAGAAAAATTTGCGATTATCGCAATTATCAACTACTTTTGTATCGCAATACTTTTGTATTGTCGCGCCGTACAAAAGTACGGCAATACAAGACAACAAGAAATAGCAAAAATTGGTCATAAAATGGCAAAGTACGCATTTAAAAACGGCTGGTACAGTCTTCCTAACGGCAAGACCGCGGAAGTCCGCGAAAAGATTAAGAAGGCCCTGGGCATCACCAGCGATGCCACCTTCTACTCCCGCATGAAGGGGATCCCGGAACCGACCATCTCCGAGTACCAGGAGATCGAGGCAATCTTCAAGGAGTACGGTATCACTAACCCCTGGGGATAGGAACCATGGAGATGCTCACTCAGAGAGAGCGACAGGTGGCCGAACTGATCGCCTGGGGAGCCGCAGCGAAGGAAGTACCCGACCTGCTGGCCGACCTTTATGGCGGAAACCCCATCTCGGTGTACACCGTCCAGAACATTCTGAAGAGCATCTACCGGAAAACGAACACGAACAAGGCAAACGAGCTTTCCGCCTGGTGGTTCACCCATAATAAAGGTGTCGATGTCAACGAAGCTCCGCATGTCAGCATCAGGAACCGCCTGCTCTCCTTCGTTTTCCTCCTTATTATCCTCCCGCAGATAGCATCACACAACATGGACCAGGCGGTCCGATGCGCCAGGGTAAGAGCCCAGCGCACCACCAGAACCGAAAGAGTGGAACGTGGCCGCCGCAGAGATGACAGACTAATATAAAACCAACAATATGCACAAATAACAACCTTTTAAACAATGCGCGAGAATCATGAAACAGTACAACTTCAACCGGGCGGTCCCCATGGTATGGGCGGCCACCCTCTCGCTGGCAGGATCCCTGCTGGCGGCCGGCATCCAGACCGTCTCACAAGGCGTCCGTTTTCCGGATCATCACCTGTTCACCCTACTGGGCCTTATCGTTCTCTGCTGGATAGTAACCGGCTCCAGGGAACTGGTGGCGCTCAGGCTATTTTACCGCCATACGAGAAGAGTGGCCTCCTCGACATTCTCGCGCATGGTACAGTTTACCACCAGGGCCGCAGAGGCCGCGGCCCTACTTTTCACCTTCCAACCCTTTAACCGTCCACGCACCGAGCCATGACAACCGCCAAAGCACCCAAGCCCAACATGGAGGCCATCCAGGATGCGCTCTTCAGGATAGACGACGATCTTATCGCAGACTTCACCGGCACCAACGGGATAAACATCCGGACCAAGTCCTACTGCCTGACCGTGGACACCATCCTCTCCATTAACTTCCGCCTGTACGGAGTCCACAACCGCCTGGAGGTCCAGACGGAAAACCGCTATCTCCTCCTTCATGGCGCCACCTACCGGCTCCTGCCGGAGTTCCTTGTCGAAGGGGAGGAGGTGGAGTTCCCCATCAACGACTAATACCTATACTATATGTATAAGCTGAAGAAAAAGGTAATCACGGAGGCCATTAACGACGCCATCCGCAAACTAACCCCCGGAGCGACGCCCGCCACGGTCCAGCAGTACTTCGATGAAACATCACGGGTCGAAGTCCTCATTATAGGCCTGCATTCCAACCATACGAGCAACTGGCAGCTGGATAACATCATCAGGCGGATATGCCGCCCTTCATACGGCTATATCGGCATCAATGCGACCAAGGGAAACAAGCTGGAGGTATGGATAGAGATGGTGAACATCAAGTCCGTCTTCCTGGAAAAGAACAAAAACCAAAAGCAGGAACAAGAAGGTCATAATTAGTTATTTGCATTAGTTTTTAGAGTTTGGGCGGTTCCCTGCTCCGCCCTTTTATAATCACCACCCAGCCATGAAAATAGAACTCTCCGACCGATATGCCCGCACCATTCTCCGCTCCCTGCATGACCGCGAGGAAAGCCTCGAGGACGACTATAAGCATTACCAGGGCTGCGACATAGGCGACGCCATCGCCCAGGAACTGAGCGAGATCCGCGCCGTCAAGGAACACCTGGAGGAGAAACTCCTGCAGGAATAGGATGTTACCACAAAAAACTATTTAAGATACAGAAAATAGTCATTTTAGACACTCCAGGACATGAATACAGAAGACAGACTCCGTTATATGGACCGGCTCCAGGAATGCGTGGCGATCGCCATCCGGAACGGGTACAGCCCGGACCAGGTGGCCACCGATATCAGACTACTGTCTACCCCCCCCGAAAAAGGCTGCAAGGTATCCTTTAAAAAGACTTTCTAAATCGAAAAACCATGAGGATTTATACGCACAACTGGGGAGACCATCTCACTATTTATATCAACGGGACCGAGGGGTTCTGCAAGCTGAACGTGTACTTAGAGGACGGGAGGAATGTGGCGGAGCTGTACGACATGGTGGTGTATCCGGAGTTCCGCGGCCAGGGGCATGGTAATGCCATCCTCACCACGGCCATCCAGGAGGCGGAGAAGGTTTTCTGCGACACCCTCATCCTTTGGCCCGTCGCCGAGCCCTGGATCCGCGCCTGGTACCACCGCAACGGATTTAATCCGGATTACCGTTTCCATAACTACGAACGTACTCCAGGCTGGAGTAAATCTCTTGCGAAGAAATGAGATTTGCATTTTTCAAATATTTGTGCGACCTTTGCCACCGTCTACTACATACCACGGTATCAGACGGGGCAAAATCCCCGCGATATTGGTGTAAATATAAATTGCTCAGGACCGTTGTATCCGTAAGGTGCAACAGCATCCGCCCCGAGGTGGTATGTGGTAGACAGGTCCTGGGCTTTTTGTATACCCTTCAGTTATGTCTACCACTGAAAAAGCTGGCACCTTACTGCCGCAGAACAGCCCGGATCTGGAGCTGTTCATCAAGACCCAGGCCCACATCCGAAAGGCCATCGACTTCATCGACGACGCCTCTGTCATCCAGCTGCCACAACTCACCCAGGACCAGGCGGACACCTTCAAGAACCTCTGCGAGGAGATCCGCTCCATGCTCTGGGAGAATTACGGCAACGTACAGGACCTCATGTCGGCCTTCTACCTTCCCCTATTCCCCATCGAACCTATAAAAGAGTAACGCCATGCCTTACTTAAAGAAAGAATTTACCGACCGCATCTATGAGCGGGTGAACGGTGACGGAGAATTACTCCTGGAGGTGGTCCGCGAGACCGCCGGGGAACCCCGTAAGCACGAGCGCAGCGAGACCACCTTCGTGTGCCCCCACTGCCACTCCGGCGCGCTGGTGGTGAACCCGAAGAAGATGGTGTACAAGTGCTTTTCCTGTAACGAGGTCTCCGGCAAGAATGCCATCAACTTCCTGATGGGCCCCGGATCCGGCCTTACCCTTCCGGACGCCATCAAATATGTGTGCGACCGTTACAATATCCTGCCCGAGTACGAGGATGACACGCCGCGCCGGCGCCGCGCTCCGTCAAAGAAGGATGCGGTGCCCAGCGAGAAGGATCCGGACGCCGGCTCCTTCTGTTCCCGGATGCTCGCCGAGAGCGGCCTGACGCGGAAGGATGTAACCGCCATTGTCCGGATGGACGCCGGTGACTCCGCCACGCGCGAGGCAGTCACCTTCAAGAAAGGCACCATCAACGACCGCTACGAGATTGTGGACGACGGAGACGATGCCGTCATCTACTATTACGACATCGAAGGCAACCCGTGCACGTACACCTTCCAGACCAAGGGCCAGCGGCCGGTGGAGCGTCCGTATTACCGCGTACGGTACCAGTTCCCGGACGCGCACAAGGATAAGAACGGCACGGCCATCAAGTACCGCTCCCCCTTTGGATCCCCCACCTTCATCTATTATCCGGAGTGCATCCGTGCTGCGTACAGGAAAAAGGACGCGCTGCCGGTGCTCTTCATTCAGGAAGGCGAGAAAAAGGCGGAGAAGGCCTGCAAGCACGGCATCCCGTCCGTGGCCATCTCCGGGATCCAGAACCTGGGCGACGCCAATAAGAAGCTGCCGTCGGACCTCATCAAGGTAATCCGCGACTGTAACGTGAAGCAGGTGGTATTCCTGATGGACAGCGACCTGCACGACCTTTCCCGGAACCTGTCCGAGTCCAAGCCGGTGAACCAGCGGCCGAGCGCTTTCTTCAGCGCCGTCCTGAAGTACAAGTCGTACATGAACGAGCTGGTGAACCAGAACATCTACGTGGAAATCTTCTATGGCCATGTACTGAAGAATGAGGCCGGAGACAAAGGTATCGACGACCTCCTCACCAATTCCCTGAAGGGGAAGGAGTCGGAGCTGAAGGCCGACATCGACCACGCCATGCACGAAAACCTCCTGGGCGGGCAATACGTCCAGCTGTACAACATTACGGAGGTCTCCCCCACCAAGATCAAGGAGCAGTTCTACCTTACCAGCCCGCAGGTTTTCTGCGAGCATTACAAGGATGAACTGAAGAACCTCCGGGAGTTCCGGTGCATGGGCTGGAAGTACCGCTTTAACGAGAAGATGGAACTGGTGAGCGCTTCTCCGGTGGAGCCGGACGAGCAGTTCTGGGAAAAGGACGAGACGCGCAAGGGCGAGCCTCTGAAGTTCGTGTACACCAACGCGATGACATTCCTGGAGCGCCGGGGCTTTCATGTGTACGAGCGCTCGGATGACAATTACATCCTCATCCGGGTAGAAGACGGCATCGTCCGGGGCGTGGTGCCCAGGAAGGTGTCTAATTTCATCCACGACTTTGCGAAGGCCTATCTCCCCAAGGAGGTGCGGGAACTGCTGCTGAGGGGCGGCACCCAGTACGTGGGGCCTTACCAGCTGGAGCAGCTGGAGCCGTTCCGCGGTTCCTTCTTCGAGCCTTCCCGCGGGCTGGATTACCTCTTCTTTAAGGACCAGGCCTGGCGGATCACCGAGAACAGCATCACCACGGACGATATCAAGAACATCCGCTTCAATATCTGGCAGGATGCCGTGCATGAGTTCTCCGGCATCGAGCTCACGGATGCGCTGCTGGACGTGCAGCAGGATAACCTGGGAGATTACCAGGTGCGAATTACCGATACCGGCAAGCGCTGCCACTTCCTGCAGTTCCTGGTGAACGCATCGAACTTCACCTGGCGGAAGAAGGCGCCGACCGAGGATGACGCCCTCTCCAATGCCCAGCACCTGATATCCAAGCTCTGCGCCTTCGGGTACCTGTGCAATTCCTATAAGGACATGGGTAACGCCAAGGCGGTGATCGCCATGGACGGTAAGATCCAGGAGTTCGACGAAGCCAACGGCCGTACGGGTAAGTCTCTCCTGGGCCTGGCGCTGAAGCATGTTTTCCCCAGGAATAAATCCCTGGACGGAAAGGCCCTGGGAGTGGGCAATAATAACCGGCAGTTCATCTGGGAGGGCCTGGATGAGCGGAGCCGTATTGTGATAGGCGACGACCTGATGAAGGACTTCGACTTCGACAGCCTCTTCTCTCTGATCACCTCCGACTGGCCGGTAAACCCCAAGGGCGCGCCGGCGTACACGGTTCCCTTCGTCAAGGCTCCGAAGATCTACTTGAGCTCGAACTTCTCCGTGAGCGGCGACGGCAGCAGCTACCGCGCGCGTCAGTGGCCGCTGGCCTTCTCCGACTTCTACAACGAGGAACACCAGCCCGTCCAGGACTTCGGCGCCCTCTTCTTCGAGGAGTGGGATACGGACCAGTGGACGCTTTTCTGGAACCTGGTGGCCCAGTGTATCCAGCTGTATTTCCGGTTCGGGTACGTGCCCGCGCCGGATAACCGGCTGGAGGACCGCCGCCTGGCCCAGCAGATCGGCGAGGACTTCATGTCCTGGGCGGACGAATACTTCGAGCCCGCCAACCAGCATCTGGATATCCGGATCCTGCGCAAGGAAATGTACGCGAATTTCATCGAGCACGTGCAGAGCGCCCGCGGATCCAAGGTGTCCTATTCCCCTAAGACCTTCTCGATGCGCCTGGGTTATTACACCAGGCTGAAGAAGCTGTTCCTGAACCCGCACCTGTATAATCCGACCACCGGTTCCTGGAACAGCTATGACAAGGACGGCCGACCGGTGAAACGCGACACTACCAACGGCCGGGAGTACTTCGTTATCGGCTCCCCCGATTACTACAATACGCACGCTCCGGGCGTGCCGATATCGGCCATTCCGGAAGAGATACCCGGCCTGCGGCTGGCGGATGACGACGAGGATATGCCCGGAGACGAATGATGAGGGAGTTGTACTTACTCAGGCACGACCGGCAGGCAGAGGCCTTCCGGGTCCGGAACCAGAAGTTCATCGAGCTGAACTACGGCCGAATCCTGGAGTGGTTCCTGAAGCTGCCGCTGTATGAGTGGGTACCGGCCCGCTTCCCGGAGGAGAAGGCCGAGGCCTGTATCGGCGTCCTGTGCCTTCTCTTCCTGGACGGGAAGATCAACCTCTGCGTAAGCCCGGGTGTAACGCACATCCAGCGCTTCGCCAATTCTGACAAAGAGTATGAGGAATACATGCAAGAACACTTTGGAAAAGGAAATAAATGAAGCACAAGAAACACATCCAGAGACAGCACGCCGTCTCATTTTATAGAAAAACTTTTAGCGATGAAGCGTTCGTTACCATAATGATCGGTTTGTACCACCACGCCAAAAAGAGCAGGAAAAGGAAGGAGTACCTCCGCGCTATTATCCGGACGACCAGGCAAGACACCGATGGGCGCCACTATCTCTACTTTTTAGGCCAGATCGCCGTCGATATTTTGAACAAGCAAGAAACACAGACCAAGAGAGAACCATCTCCGGACGGCTTCACTTTCGTGGATCTGGGCCTTCCCTCCGGACGCCAGTGGGCGACGAAGAATGCGCCCGGACATTACACGTTCGACGAGGCCTGCGAGGCCTTCGGTGAGCACCTTCCTAAGAAATCGGCCATGGCAGAGCTCATCGAGGAGTGCAAGTGCAGCTGGAACAAAGAGAAGAGAGGCCTGGATGTCGTCGGCCCGAATGGAAACAGCATCTTCCTCCCGGCCGCCGGATGTGTCTATCCACACGAGAACGAACCCTTCTTTGTGGATATCAAGGGTGAGTACTGGACCCAGACGCTGTACAGCCAGAAGCTCGCCTCGCACCTGTTCTTCAACCCGGTCGGCCTGCACCCCATGGGTATCGACGACCGCCGGCTCGGCTGCAGTGTACGTCTCTGCAAGGAACCTCATTGACAAATTCATTTAATACCAAAAGCTATGAACAAGCAAGAAACGCAGACTAAGAGAGGGCCATCTCCGGACAGCTTCACTTTCGTAGATCTGGGCCTTCCTTCCGGACGCCAGTGGGCGACGGAGAACGCGCCCGGGCATTACACGTTCGACGAGGCCTGCGAGGCCTTCGGTGGGCACCTTCCCAAGGGGTCGGCCATGGTAGAGCTCATCGAGGAGTGCAAGTGCAGCTGGAACGAAGAGAAGAAAGGCCTGGATATCGTCGGCCCGAATGGAAACAGCATCTTCCTCCCGGCCGCCGGATTTATCTATCCCAACGAGGACAAACCATCCTTTGTGGGTATCGATGGTGATTACTGGACCCGAATGCCGTACAGTCAGGCGAACGCCCGGGGCCTGGACTTCGGCTCGGGCGGCCTGTACCCCTTGTACGACTACTACCGCTCGTACGGCTTCAGTGTGCGTCCCTGCCGAGAATCTGATTGAATCCTTTGAAAACCGCCGGCGCCCATTTGGGCGGGCGCCGGCATGATATCCACAACATGAAGACTACAGAACACTTTCACACCAAGCAGCGCGCTCAGGGATTTGCAGCGCGCCTGGCCGATATCTCCGGACGACGCCTCTATCCCAGCTTTTACGTCATGAATGGGAACTATGCCTGTACTGTCTCCGGAGACTTTACCCAGGAGCAGATCAATCTTGCAAAGCGGACGCGGTGATGAGCGAGATGGGCCACACACAGGAGTATTTCCAACAGATCCAGGCAGACAGCGAGCGTTTCCGGACGGAGCATGTAGCCCTGGAGCTGCGGTCCTGGTATCGTGGCCAGCGCACCAGGATGGCCCAGAGCTACGGATTTGGCGACTTTATCGATGCTTTTTCCCAAAAACCGGAGCCTGCGCCCTTCCACCAGCTGCGTAACAGTGTACTGGAGGCCATCGATAACCTGGAGGACATGGCCATCCTGAGCCGCGGCCGCATTTCCGGCAACCTTATGTCCGACTTCCTCCGGGCCCGCCTTCAGGAAAGCGTGAAAATCTTCATCCAGAACAGCGAAAAAGAGCCGAAATGAGCCAGAATATAACCAAAGGTACCAGATTACACCGCCTGATATTTGCCAAGCGCATATCGGGCGTTTGCCGCGTCTGCGGATGCACATGGAACGACCCCTGCTACAACCCTAAGTATGGCATGTGCTGGTGGTGGGATGACAAGGAAAGCGTATGCTCCCACTGCGCGAACAAGCGTATCTTCAACGATCCGGACACCAGGCACTGCGTGCGGAACTCGATGGACCGTCTTCCGCCATATAATCCCGGCATATCCCGGGAGTGAGTGCCGGCGGCCTGGACGATTAACCCTGGAGAGCAAATCTCCGGGGTTTTCTTTTGCATCTGTGCATCTGTGCTGTGCTTTCGCCCCTTGGCGAACCCCAATTTAAGATAATCATACAAAAGTGCTGGCGGACTATGAGGCGGCAAGTCGCAGAAAATCAGCGAGATACATATATATTTATTAAATTTTTTTCTTATTTATATATACTACTACTAAAAATTAGGAAAAAAGTGTGCAAGTGTGCTGCTATTACAATTAGTAATTTTTTCGCACTTTAAATTAACACTTTTAAAGCCGTGATTTTCAAGTTAATAAATGTTACATTTTTACTTTAAATAACCGCCGTAATGAAAAGCACAGATGCAGCACACTTCAGCACTATTCAGCACACATGTCCCATCCAGGGCTCCGCACACTTCATGTGTACTACTTAAAACATTGGTAGATAAACACTTAACACAAGCAGCACACTTGCACACATTTTACCGGGATTTTGCAAGGGTGGCTTGTTTTTTCGTAGAAAATTCTAACTTTATTCGCACCGGGTCCCAGTCCCCGGGAAAAAAACGGATAATTCTGATATTTGCACCATGGATATCGACCTGAACAAAACAAAGACCGTCAGCGTGGATGTATCCCCGTCTCTCAGGGCATACATTCTGGCGGTGAATAACGGCTCAGACATTATCCGTCCGAACCGGGAGTCCAGGTTATGGGGACTGATCAAGATGCACCTGGTCACAATCCCGGAAGATTACAAGCCACAGCCGATAGATGGAGCCCCCAACTGTATCCGCGTCGCCATTTATACGACCAAGCGACAGGAGTACAACCGGAACGCCCGCCGCGTCATCTACCAGAACGGGCTTTTCCGCGATTATCTGGCGCCCGCAGGGCAGAGAGTTGTAGCTGACTATCTGACCAGGCACCTCAAGCACACCTTCCGCAGTTACATGGGCGGCGCCCTGGGAGGAAACAGTGAGCTATCCATCCATGACGCCATCCATCAGTTCTGCCAGCTGTATAACATCGACATGGATACGATCACATACGAGATGCTCCGGAAGGACTGGTTCCGTTTCCGTCGTCGGAATCCGAATGGATATGTAATTCCAATCGAAAACAAAGATTTTTAATAAAAAGTAAGACCCCGAGAAGTCCCATAATTTTCACGACTTTATGACTGAAATTTCAAGCCATTTCTGCCTAATCGCTCCCGAGCTCATCAGCGAGGCGCTGAAGCTCCAGCGCGTGACTTACATCCCGTCAGGCGCTGAAGAGTTCGCCTGCACGGCGCCTGTTTCCATTAACCAGACGCCCACAAGCGGAGCAGCTGGGCAGGTATGGGATATCTCATTCACAGCCGTAACAGATGACCGTGCCATCCGGAAATACAACGGCCGCCGCTTCTATATCGCCATCCTCATGTCGGACGGATCCGCCAGGATCATCGGCACGTCTTCCGAGGTTCCCATGGTAACAGTGGAGCCAGCCGGTCAATCATCAAACAGGGTTACAACGTCCTTCCGGTCGGCCGTTCCGATAGACCTGTAGGCCGTTTCTGTCCTATTTTATACCGCTTCCGCACCTTATTTTTGCGGAAAACGGTATAATATGAAACACAAGCCTCAGCCGACTATCGTCTTCTGTACAGACAGCCCCTCTCCGGCTACCGGAGACCTGGGATTTATCGTACTGCCTGACGAAGAGAGAAAGGCCTACCACGATAATATCGTCAAACCATCCGCATCCACCCTTCTCGCCTACCCTTCCGATTTTTCGGATCCGGAGATCCAGGCGGGAAGTATTGCATACCACCCCATCTTCGGACACATCGCTTATCGCTCCTGGTGGCGCTTCTCCACGGCGCAGTTCATGGCCGACCTAAAGGCCGCCGAAGAGAACCCGAACATCTACGGCCACCTTATCCACGTGGATAGCGGCGGCGGTGACGCCTTCGGGCTCCATGAGGCCTTCGAGATGGTGCGCGACCTGAAGAAACCCTGCGTGGCCATCATTGAGTCTTGCGGCGGTTCTGCCGGTTACTATCTGGCAGCAGCTGCGGACAAAGTGTATGCGTCGGCGGAGTTCTCCATGATTGGCTGCATAGGCATCGCTTCCGTCATTGTGGACGACTCCGAGTATTACAAGAAAGCCGGTATCGAGTTCCGTACGCTGGTATCCAACTACTCTCCCCTGAAGAATAAGATCTTCCACGACGCAGAGGACGGCAAGACGAAGGAGTACGTGGAGCGTTACCTGGATCCCATGGCGCTCCAGTTCATCAACGACGTGAAGTCCGTGAGACCCTCCATCTCCGAGGCCGCCCAGCAGGGTGACACCTTCTATACACAGGAGGCCATCGAGGCCGGGCTCATCGACGGGAAGAAACCCGTGGACACCGTCCTGGATGAGATGCTTTCCGAAGCTGCTGCAGCCCTCGAGAAGCAGCAAGACAACATGCAAAGTCCATCCGTAGATATTAACACAATTCCTTTCACCGAGTTATGAAGAAATTCATCACCAGACTGAAGGCCGTAGCCGAAGCGCTGGGCCTTCAAGCGAAGCTCGCCGACAAATCTCTGTCTACCGAAGACCAGAAGAAGATTGTCGCCGAGTACCACAAAGTCCACGGCGAGGGCTCCTTCGAGTCTGACAAGGCGGAGTTCGACGCGGAGCAGAAAGCCGCCAAGGAAACCGCCGCACTCCAGGAAACCTTCACCGCCGCCGCCCAGGCCCTGGGCGTAGAAGTCAGCGCCGAAGAGGTAAAGACCCCGGAAGGCCAGGCGAAAATCCTGGGAGCCATTGGCGACCTGAAGGAAACCATCAAGACCATGGGTGCACAGAGCCAGGGCGCACAGCCCGAGGCTACCGTCGTGGCCCCCGTGAATGTGACCGGTCTCCACACCAAAGAGGCCGCATTCGGCATCAACCACCCTCTCTTCTCCACCGCCAAGCGATACAACAAGATCCTGGTGGAAGGAAAGATCACCGGTGAGCCTTCCCAGGAAGATCGCAACGCCCTCGAGGCCGACGTGATCGCCTACGCCGAAGGCCTCAAGAACCGCTTCGTGGAACTGAAGGAAGCAGGCTTGCTGACCGCCATCCGTCAGGGTAGCGTGGATATCTCCTCCCTGTCTTCGGACACCGAGATTGGTACCCGCCAGTTCACCATCCGCCGCGACATGGTCATCGCTCGCATCGTGAGCCTGCCTTCCCTGGCAGACATCTTCCCCACGGTATCCAACGTGCAGAGCGGCCAGGTCATCACCAACGTCCTCCTGTCCGAGGTCTCCCAGTCCTACCAGGCCGGTAGGGTGTTCAAGGGCGGCGCCGAGTTCCTCCCGGAGAAAGCCATTGTCGACAAGGCTATGGCGAAGGTCCTGTTCGAGGATATGAGCGCCCTGGAAACCAGCTACCTGAACTACCTGAACCGCGAGGGTTCCGACCCCGTGAAGTGGACCCTCATCGAGTGGATCATCCTCAAGATCGCCACCAAGATCAACAACGAGCGCCTGGTTCGCTCCATCGTTGGCTGCCGCGTAGAACCCGTCAGTGGCACCGCTTCCCCCGCCAACTTCGCGTCCACCGGTGTCCTCTGGCGCCTCATCTCCCTGTTTGAGGAAAAGAAGCTGCTGCCCTTCGACGACAGCGCCCTGGCCGACTACAGCGCCTCCGACTTCGGCGACGTTGTTATCGCCTTCGTGGAGAAGATCATGACCATCCAGCCCGAGCTGGGTAAGACCATGACCATCTACCTGAACGCCACACACGCCCCCATGTACCGCAAGTGGTACCGTTCCACCTTCGGCAAAGACATGGACTTCGAGGGCGAAGAAAAGAACAAGGTGCCCTATCATGACAACGTGATCAAATGGGTACCCAACATGGGCAACCTGAAGTTCATGTTCGCCACCATCGACGGCAACATCGAACTGCTCCAGAATGTTCCGGGCGAAGAGTACAACGTGAAGTTCGAGCGCCAGCTGGAAGAGGTCCTGGCCTACTCCTACTGGAAGGAGGGCGCCAGCGTTGGATACGCCGGTAAGGCTTTTGCCTCTCTGGCCAACCTCATCGCCAACGCCTGCGAGGGCCAGTACGTGTTCATGAACTGGCCGGTGATCGAAATCGACGCCGACGAGACCACCCCGTCCGTCAAGGATGTGTCCGGTGCCGACCTGGGCTTCCTCCTGAAGACCGGCGCGAACACCAAGGCCACCGCCATCACCGACATCCTGGGCGCAAAGGCCGGCGTAGTGTACCGCATCGAGTGCGGCAGCACCACCAACGCCACCAACATCGCCAAGAGCGGCAAGTTCTCCGAGATCTCCGCAGCCTGGCAGCCGTCCGCAGTCGGTCAGTACCTGAAGGTGTACTACAACCCCGACGACAGCAAGTTCATCGAGGTGGACCGCGGCTAAACCTGTAACCAAGGAGGGCCGGTACTCCGGTCCTCCTTTTAAAAATTTGCAGACATGAAAAAAGTACCTGCCATCGCATCCGTAACGGACCACGAGACCCAAGGCCGCCGCCTGTACAACGACATCTACCTTATTCCGGAGGATGCCGTGGACCTGTCCACCGAGCCCACCATCGATGACTCGGCGCGCACCATGGAGGCGCTTTCGGTGAAAGAGGGAGAGGCTTGGGTGAAGCACCAGGCCGTGAAGTTCACCCCCTCCGACACCAACGAAGGCCAGGGCGGTGATATCACCACCGACGTCACCGGCACGCTCGCCTACACCGTAGGCGGCGACCGTCCGGAGATCGACGACTTCCTGGAGAACCAGCACGGCCGCGGCTTCTACATCGGTGTCACCGACCGCGTATCCGGTAAGAAGAAGATCTACGGCCGCCCCCGCTGCCCGTACTACTTCCAGAACCACTCCCGCCGGAAAAACGGAGAAAACACCAGCTGCGACATCACGTTCACCAGCCCGTTTATCTACCAGCCCCTGGAGTACCTCGGCGACTTCTTCACCACCCCGGTGACCCCTCAAATCGTCGAAGAGACCCCCGGCGAGACCCCCGGCGAGACCCCCGGCCAGGAAGAGAACAACTAACCGCCACGACAGGGCCGCAGGAACACCACGGCGGCCCTGTTTTTATTAAACGAAGAAGATGTACGACTTCTCCACCAAGAAATCACTTAAAAAGCGCGCCAAGGTAGCACATATCGAGGCGTACCGCGCCATGCTCGCAGAGCGCAGGGTTCCCGCAGCCGGCTGGGTGGCCATCAACCCCAAGGAGCTGGCGGAAGATCTGCTGTACATCCTTCTGGATTACTACAGCATTGAGGAAATCGAGGCGAGGGCGAGCGGCAGCGCAGCTCAGGCCGCCACGGTATCGACAACCTCGCCCGGCAGTTCTGGTACCACGCCGGTAAAAAAAAAGTTTCTAAACAGCAGGAGTACCCGAACATCCGCTGGCAAGACATGGACGACCCTATCGTCCGCCTTGCGGACAGTATCTTCTCGGATCGCATCAGCTGCTGGCAGCGTCTTCAAGAGCTCGAAAAATTAACCCAGGAGGAAAGCGCCCCGGTATCCGTTCTTTCCGAGATTGTCACCCTGGAGATACGCCGCGAGCTGTGTTTCCAGGAACTTCGACACCTGAATGACAAAGGCGAGTTCCTGGGCCACCATCCCTTCATATCACAGAAGTCCGAACGGGAGATGGTATTCCGGATACTCCAGGAAGATCCGGAATCCTACTTTGAGGAACGGAAAAAAATCGAGGATAATATATCCCGCTACTCCTCGCAGATCAACGGTAAAAAATCATCTGAAGCCGTCCGGGAACGGGCGAAGGTAAGCCTGGAGAAGTACCAGGTAAAACTCCAGCTGTACAAGGATGTCTTCAGTGAGTTCATGCGTAAGAAATGAATTTTGAAGACCACACCGAAGAGTTCACCAACCAGGTAAAAGATCTGGCAGTCATGGGTCTGGTACCACGCCAGATCGCGGAGCGCCTGGGCCTCGAGGGAGCAGAGCGCCGTGACTTCATGCGCGCCATCATGTCCGACTCTCACCCGCTGCACGATGCGTATATTACTGCCCGACAGCATGGCATAGAAGACGCAGACACCTCCCTCGTCGCACTGGCCGACTCAGGAAATACGGACGCGCTGGAACTACTCTACAAAGTGCGCTTCCAGAATAGAGTGGACGCTGTAAAGAAAGAACTGTTCGACCTATGAGACCCGACCGCCTTGAACTACTGGCCAGCTACGACGCTGATACCATCCAGTCCTTCCTGGCTACCAGGAAGTCTGAGGTTATTCCTCCGGAGATGCGCGATTATATTCTCCAGCTGGACTCCCTGGCCAAGATCTTCCATTATCACAAGAACAGCCAGGCGCGCGCCATCGAGGAGCTGCGGAAACAGTGGCCCACGCTCACCATCTCGCAAGCCCGGGAAATTTACCGCGACGCCATGGAATATTTCTATCAGGACGCCGGTATCAGCGCCAAGGCATGGGATAACAAATACGCCGATGCCCTGGACGACCTGGCCCGCGCCGCTATCGCCGCGGAAAAGTTCGCCACCGCAGAGAAGGCCTTCACCAAGGCACACGAGCTCCGAACCAAACAGCGGGAGCAGGAAGCCTTCCAGTGGCACGCTCCGGTCTTCTTTATCAATATCAACGTCAAGCCCGAGGATCTGGGCTACGCGTCCCAGCGCCTTATGGATATCGCCCGCCGTCATGAAGACGACGAACTCCGGAAAATGATTACCGGGCTGGAGACTACGGATGCAGAGAAGATCCGACTCATGAACGAGGCCGGTATCCAGGACGCCCGGATCGTAGAAGAAATACCTGAAGACGATGAGTAAAGAAGCCGCTGCTCCAGACTACGTGGAGCTCTACCAGAATAAGGTCCAAGCCCTTGTGAACATCGTGGATCCAAACAAGCTCTTTGTGGTGGCTGGCCGCGGTCTTGGTAAAACTTCACAGATAACCGCTCGGCGGATCCTGCGTGTTGCTAACGAGATGCCCAGGGAAGTATCGATCATTTCCCACAAGAGCTTCGTAGCCCTGTTCACCAATGTCATCCCCGCCATCCTGGAAACCTTCAGGTCGGAGGTAACGATGCCGGATGGCAGCGTCAGGCAGCAGCTCATAGAAGGCGTGGACTACGTTGTAGGCGAGAAGGAATTACCCAAGCATTTCCAATCTCCCCGGTATCCACTCCTCTATCCTGAGCGTTCCATCGTTTTCGCAAACGGGCACGTTCTTCAGGCCGTGTCCATCGACAGGGCCGACTCCATCGCCGGCCGTTCCGTGGTTCACGCATTCCTGGAGGAAATGAAGTACAGCGACGGCGAGAAGGTCCGGACACGTATCATTCCGGCCATCCGCACCTCGCGGATAGGCATGGGATCAGAGGCCCACAAGTCGCACTTACACGGCGGTATTACTGGTGTTACTGACATGGGCCGCGTATCACTGGGCGAGTTCAACTGGTACCAGGACTACGAGAAAGAGACCGACCCGCAGCTAATCGCCGACATTGTCACCCTATCCCTGGAGATTAACAAGGCCCAGTATAACCTGTATATGGGGCAGAACGTGACGGCAGCGCAGAATAAGATCCGGAAGTACCTGCCACTCCTCCGGAGGCTCCAGAAAAGCGCCACGCTATACGTACGCGCCAGTACCTTTGCGAACCGCGACGTGTTAGGCTTGGAGTATTTCAAGACCCAACATGAGATCCTCGCCATGTCGGAGTTCCTCTCCTCCATCTGCTCTATCGGAGACAGGAACCGCGATAATCTTTTCTTCGACCTATGGGATGAGCAGAAGCACACTTTCGACGATAGCTATAAGTATAGCGTTATCGATAAGCTGAACCTGAAGGAGACTTTCCGTGTTACCGCCGAACACCTGAAGTATTACCAGCCCCACGAGAAGCTGCTGCTGGGCTACGACCCCGGCTCCTTCTCCTCCGTGGTGGCCGCACAGGTGGACCGTAGCGCGAATACACTCCGGATCCAGAAGGAGTTCTTCGTCTATCCCCCGGAGGACGCAGCAGATCTGGCCGCCCAGATAAACGCCTACTACGGCGGCGCCGCTAAGCTCCGGCAGATAGACCTTTATTACGACCGCGCCGGCAATAAGAAGAATAAACAATACGAGAAGGATGCAGAGACCGACGCAAAGCGCCTGAAGAAAGAGCTGGAGAATTACGGCTGGCGGGTGCGGCTCATGAACCTGGGCCAGGCCACCATCTTCTACTGGCAGCACTACCGGCTATGGCGTCGGCTCCTGGCAGAAAACGAGCGCAGCGTGCCCAAGATCCGCATCGATTCCAACGAATGCCAGAACCTGGTGAGCGCCATTTATTGCTGCAAGAAAATACCAGGATCTTCACCGGTGGAGCTGGACAAAACCCCGGAGAAGAAGGTGCCCATCCAACTCCAGGCGGGACTCACACCGCAGATTCCGTCCGCCATGACGTACCTGGTGTGGGGCCTGTACGAGAAATTCTTCCCCGGCGTTCGGTCGTTCACCACAACGGGCGAAAATTTCCAGAATTATATCGGCTAATTTTACAGAAATACCCCTATTTCGCCGGAATAGACCGGAAAATAGGGGTATTTTTATCTCAAAACCCATAAGAATTGACCATAGTCAGCTATTTATAAAACAACTAACGTGCTGTGACTGGGACACTTAACGGAAAATTTTTATCGACTTTTGAAATTCCGCGCCTCTCGAGCGCGCCGCCGCTCATTTTCCCGCTTGTATTACAACGAACGAAAACGACGGAAATATGACGGAATGGACAGTTTTTGTCCTTTCCGGGATAATATCTCCAGGTTATCTTCGCATCAGATAAAAAAGCCATGGATACGATCAAAGGAACAGCAGCGCTACAACGTGCCGAGCTCATCTCCAAGATGGGCGGCACGTTCACCATTTCCTTCTTCCCGTATTCCAGGAAGAAAGCGGCGAGTGCGCCCGTCTCCAAACTGAAGACCTTCCAAGATTGCACCATGCGACTGCCTCTCCCACACGATAAGTTCGACATCGATGGGAAACACTACTTCCTTTTCTCCACCGCAGACGATAAGCCCCGCACATGCTACCGTGTGCTCATCCGATATATCGGCTTTTCCGACGAAAACAACAAACTGTATAGAGTGAACTGGTATGAATAAATTCGGCACCATAACCGGCGCTGGCTACGCCCTTACTTACCAGATAGGTAAGGCCCCCGCCGCATCCATGGACAGCGAGAGCCCCTCCAGCTCCGAGAGATCCGCCACCCTCTCCGCCCAGAGAATGACCCCTTACTACTTCTGGCCTGCAGGTGAGAATAACGACGACCCCGACGTCTGCTCCGACCTAATCAGCGGGAACCGCCTGCTGCCTTCGCTTATCGAGAAGCAGGTGGCCATCCTGTATGGTACGGGCCCTATGCTTTATAAGGAGGAGATCCAGCCCGATGGTACCGTCCGCCGGCACTACTTGAAAGACGACGAGATCCAGGAGTGGCTGGAGAGCTGGCAGCAGAACGGTCTTCCGGATTCTTACCGCGACTATCTCCGGAAATGCAGCCGCTCCTACTATTACAGCGAGGGCGTCTACTCCCAGTGGCACCTGGCCAAGGCTCTGAGGGCTAACCCGCGCGCCAGGATACCCGTGGTAGGCCTGGAGCACTACGCAGAGATGCGCTGCCGTCTGGCTACGCTTAACGATATCTCCAGGAAATCGGACGTTACCAGCAAAGACTTCGACCGGGTCCTGGTGGGTAATTGGCGTAAAGGCGGCCAGCAGAACGAGTTCCAGGCATTTAAGCGCTTCGATCCTGCTAATCCACTGGCACAGTCTGGCGCCATCTCCTATTCCAAGAACGCGAACTACGAGACGGATATCTACGCCACCAATGTATTTTTCAAGGGCATCAAGTCCTGGATCCGTGGCGCCAATGCAACCGCTGATTACATCAACTCCTTCCTGGAAAACTCCCTGAGCGCCCGACACCACGTTATAATCCCGGAGGCCTGGTTCACTAACAAAGAAAAGGCCCTGCAGGAGCTGTGCGAGATGAACGCCCGGAAGAAGGCGGAAGGAGCAAAAGACAGCGAACTCATCACCATCAAGGTGGGAGAGAAAACGCTGGAGATTGGTACGGAGTATACCACCGCCCTCTTGGATAAATACGTCAACATGGAGCTGGCCAACCTCACCAATTTCCTCGCCGGCCGCGGTAAGAACCAGGGTAAAACCTACGCCACACGCTCGTTTATCAACGAAGCCGGCGACGTAGAGAAGTGGGAGATCGACGAAATCCCTCAGAAATACAAGGAATACATCGACGCGCAGATAGCCTACGATAAGCGCGCAGACATGGTTCTGCTATCCGCTAAGGGCATCGACCCGTCTATTTCCAACATCACGAGCGACGGTACCATCTCGAAATCTGGCGCAGACGCCTATTACAACTACATTATTTACCTGACACAGCAGTCCATTCCGGAGGATGTGATATGCGCCGACCTGAACAGGGCTATTTCCATCAACTTCCCGGAGAAATACCGCCAGGGAGTTCGCATAGGCTTCCATCGACCCAGCGTCCAGCGCCAGGAGGATATCACACCCGCTAACCGCATGTCTAACCAACCCGAGCAGTAAAGCCATGAAACCCACCGACCTGTTCACCGATCTAACCGACTTTCAGAAATACACCGACGGACTGACGCCGGACACCACGTATGACCAGCTCTCCCCTTCCATCACTACCGTGGTAAATACTATCATGCTTCCCATGGTAACTCCCCAGGTGTATATCGCCCTGGCCAGCACACCGTCACCGGCTCCGGAACCAGAACCCGAGCCGACGCCAGAACCGGAACCGGCCACGGATCCGGAACCGACACAAGAACCGGAACCGACCACGGATCCGGAACCCGAAGACGGCGAGCAAGAGCAGGAGCAAGTCGGGGAGCAAGTCCAGGAAGAAACCCCGGAACCGGAGCCGGAGCCGGAGCCGGAGCCCGAGCAACCCGCCACCGAAGAAACCGGCAAACAGCAGGCCCCGCAGGAGGTCATCGAGGAAGGCCGCGAGCTACTGAAGACGGCCGTAGCTGCCGGCGCCATGCTCCAGTACCAGATCTTTGCTTCCGTGAAGAAAAACGGCTCCGACGGCTCCCTGTATAAGTACCAGCACGAGGAGATGAAGGATCACTACCGCGAGGCGCTCTGGGGTGCCATGGACCGCCTGCTGGAGCTGCTGGACGCAAACCCCTCCATCGGCGAATACGACCGCTCCGACGAATACCGCGAGCGCCAGGCCCTGCCGGTAAAGAATGCCAGGGAGTTCGAGCGTTACTACGGCATTGGCTCCAGCTCCTTCTATTATCACAAGATCCTTTTCCTCATCCGCCAGGTATGGCGCTCCGATGTAAAACCCCTTCTCCCGGATAGCCCCACGGAAGAGATGACGGATCTGGCCAAGGAAGCCCTCTGCTATAAGGTTGTAGCCCTGTCTGTTATGCAGTTTGATATTACGGAGCTACCGCGCGCCATCCGCTGGGAAAACAGCCACGAATACTCCAAAGACTCGCAGCCGCAGGCCCGACTCACCCTGTACTCGCAGCTCATCGCTCACTTCGACGCAAACAAGGCCAGTATCGAAAACTTGAAGAGGGCCGGTACCAGCGCCACGTCCGTAGCCATGAACAACAACCGCGAAGACAATAAATATTATCTGACGATATGAACAAGGTGAAATTGAACGGCTCCACCTACCTCCTACCAGCCCGCTGGAGCGATATCCGCGACCGCGCACAGTTCCTGGATATCTGCCGCGCGCTGCTGGAGTTCGAGACAGGCCTCACCTCCTTCGACGAGTTCCGGCTGGCTCTCACCATAGCCGTCCTACGCCTGAACCTGGAGAAGGTACACCCTTCAGAAACCCTTCACGAGAACCTGTTCCGGATAGCAGAGCTGCTGGACTTCTTTTACGCCATAACCGACCAGCCAGACGGCTCCCGGATCGCCTCCATTAACATCCGCCTGGAGCAGAACCTACTACCGGAAGCCGGTGGCGTGAAGGGCTATAAATACATCACGGACGAAGCCGGCATCGTAGATACCAACCTCACGGCGGCACAGTATGTAGAAGCGCTCGCCATCCTGCCCCACTTACGCGCTTATATGTCCGCCGGGAGGGATGCCGGCGCCGTGCTGGATGCCCTGGCCCAGACGCTATACCCTGGAGCCACCGGCTTATCCATGGACGAGAAGGTGGCCATCTTCTATAATTACCGCGGCATCATGGAGACCATCGCCGCGGATCCGGACTATGATCTTATCTTCAACACCCAACCATCCAGCGAGGCTCCGTCTCCGGTAGGACCGCAGTCCGCCATCCTCTCCCTGTCAAAGGCTGGATTTGGGGATATCGAAAAAATACGTAACCTGGACGTATATACCTACCTCGCAGCGCTGGTGCAGCAAACCGTGGACTCCATCCGAGCCCTGGCCAGCTCAGGCATGAAGACCGGAGAGATTGCAGACCGTTTGCACCTGACCGCGGAACAGGTGGCGCCGTACGTACAAAAATAGACCGCTATGTTTATCAAGGACGTTTTCAAATACTTCTCCGCCTTCGTTCCCTTGGAAGCCCTGGAGCGCACGTTCCAACTCTCCACCGGACCGGAATATGAAGCCTTTAAGGCCGAGATCCTCGCTCATCAGAGCGATCACCGGCTCGCCGGTATCACGGACTTTATCTTCGGCATCGACGCAGAGCAGATCCGGCAGCGCATCACATCTGTACACGGCCCTTACCTTTTCGTGGAATACAGCCGCATCACTTCCTCCATCGCCCCCAAGGTGGACCGGAAGGATGACCGCTTCCATGTAGCCATATCTGTAGCAGCCCCCCACCCGGACAATTTCGACCTGGTGGGGAGCGCCCTGGATCAAGACACGACGCTCGCCCTCATCAGCGCCATCCGGCGCCACATGCGGGATGACGATGACCCCCAGCGTGGCATACAGTGGATGGACTTCCCCGCCACGCTGTCGGTCTGGTCATCGAAAGAGCTGGCCAACTCTCACGGCTGGTCCATGGAGTTCGATATCGTTGGAGTGGATACGATCTAACAGGATGTTTACAGACGACTTCACTCACCAGATAGGCTCCGTTTTCAACGTCCAGGCGACCGCTTTGCTCGCTAAACAGAGCGCAGTGGCAGCCACCACCTTCACCAGGCGAACAGGCCGCCTCGCGGCATCCCTCAGAAACAACGCCACCATAACCGGCACATCCGTCAGTCTGGAGTACCCTACATACATCCGCTTCCTGGATATGAAGCGTAGCCGTACCGGCTCACGTAAGATCCACGGCCCCATCTATAACCGGCCTATTTACGGCTATATGGTTGGTGGAATCCGTCGCTACCTGAATACAGCCATCCCCAAGGCTATGATCCGCGCCATCGACGGCGCCATAACAAGCGTGAAGTAAGCCATGTTTATCACGCGAAAGGACAGGTGCAAATCTGTCCTTTTTTTATTTACGCTCCAGGGCTATTTTCGCCCAGGATATAACCCCGCGACGTATGGGAAAACTGGAAAACGAAATAGTTAAATTTATCGCCGAAGTCGAGCTGGATCCACAGACCGCAGCCCAGTACCAGCAAAACCTCGCCGATACGGAGAAGCACAACGAAGCTCTCCGGAAGTCCATCTCCGACACCATCCGGAAGATGGAGGAAATGCGCGCCCAGGGCAAACAGAACACCGAGGAGTTCAAGCGTCTGGAGGCCTCCCTCCAGGCCGACGTGAAAGCCCTGAAGGAATCCACCAAACAGTCGGATAAATACGCCGCAGCGCTGGGCATCCAGGCCATGAGCATGAGCCAGCTGCAGCAGCGCGCCAAGTTCCTCCGGAAGGAGATGAACAACGTCCACAAAGAAACCAACCCGCAGCTATGGGAGAAGTACAACAAAGAACTCCTGGCTGTAGAGAAACGCATGAAGGAGCTGCAGGGTGGTACCACGGGCTTCGGTAAAGCCCTCCAGGGCGCGAAGTCCAAAATCATCCCCACCTTTGACGTGGTCTCCTTGGGCCTCAAGGGCATCCACGGCTTGGTGCAGTTTGGAAAGAAGCTCTGGCAAGGCCTGAAGAGCGAAACCCAGAAATGGGGCGATGCTATTCAGGAAGAGATGGCGGTAGCCGATGCGCTCTGGAGTCACTTCATCAGAAATATGTCGAGCTCCCGCGGAGAAATAATCCTTACCTATAAGGAGGTATCAGAACTCGCCCGCGAAGCCCATAAGCTCAAGGATGAGATCCTGGAACTGACAAACTCTTACAAGATTGAAGAGTCCCAGGCGCAGCAGTCCATGCAGGAGCTGGAAGCCGTTTTTCGCAATACATCCCTCCCTATCGAGGAGAGAAAGGCAGCCTTGGAGAAAATGAAGGCCCTGGAACTCCAGCTGGCCGAGGATAGGCTTACCATCGCAAAACAGGAAGAGGATGCAGCATACGATATCTTCCGCATCCAGACTTCCATGGACCGCGAAATGGCCGAGTCTTTCCTCACCAACTACCTGGACGCGAAGAAAAAGGGTTTGGTGGAAGAAGCCGAAGCCTACGAGCAAATGATCCAGCGCCTCCGGTACTTGGACACAGTGGTAGAAAGCGGCGCTTTTTTCTCCCAAAAAACATACCAGGGTATTTACGATGAGCAGGAACTTCTCCGCCAGAAGATCGCGGGAACCACAGAAGAGGTGAAGGAGTTCTATGCCCAACTTCAGCAGTATAACCTCGGGAACGACGAAGCCACTACCGCCTACGCAAACGCAATCGCTGGCCGCATCCAGGCAACTGCCACCGCAGATAAGTCGGCCGTGGAAGCAAAGTACGCGCGCCTGAACGGGCAGCTCGGTGGTTCTTCCGGAAATAATCCGGACGACGCCTATAAAGCGCAGCTCAAAGCCCAGGAGGAGCTTTATAAGCAGCAGCTGCTGCAGCTAAAGAAAGCCCTGGCCGACCAGGAGATTACCCAGGGCGTCTACGACGCGAAAGCGCTGGCTCTCCAGACGGCGCACATCAATGCCAAGCTGGCCATCAATAAGGCTTACCATAAGTCTACCGTGGACCTGGAGACCCAGCAAGCCGACCTTCTTATCAACCAGCAGAAGAAGATACAGGCCGCCCTCGAGAAGGGAAACGAAGCCTTCCTCGCAGAGATGGAGCGCCAGTCGAAGGAGACGGACGAAACCATCAAGGAATACATCGACAGCCTGGTCGAGAGTATCACCTCTGAGATAGAGGATGACACCCTTCTAAACCCCATCAAGCGCCTGGCCGACCTGGCCGAGGACGAGCTGAACACCGACAAAAAGAGCCGCGGCGCCAAGCGGCAGCAAGCCAACGCCAACTACGAGGCGGAACTGGCCACCCTCACAGAGAAGCACGAGCTCATGCTTATCACCGAGGAAGAGTTCCTGGCCAGAAAGAAAGCCCTTCACGCAGAACACGCCAAGGAGATAGCCTCCATCGAGCTGGAAGCATGGGGTAACGCCTTCTCCGTCGCTTCCGACATGCTCAACCAGATGGCCGAGCTGTCATCTGCCATGCAGGAGGCCGAGTTCGCCCAGGTGGAAGCCTGGAAAGAGAAAGAACTTGCACTGGCTGGAGACAATGCCGACGAACAGGCTCGCATCGAGGAAGAAGCCGAGGCTAAGAAACTGGAGATCCAGAAGAAGTACGCCGATGTCGATATGGCAATCAATATTGCCAAGACTGTGGCCGATGGAGCCGTGGCCGCGATCAAAGCGTTTTCTGACCTCGGCCCCATCGCAGGCGGTATCATGGCCGGCATTATCGCCGCCACCACAATCGCCCAGGTGGCCACTATCGTAGCCCAGCGCAACGCTATCAGGAATGCCGCACCTGGCGCTGCAGCCGCTTCCGGAGAGACGTCCGTAGTCGGTTTCTCCGAGGGTGGTTTCACCGGCAGAGGCGGCCGCCACCAGGTAGCCGGCGTAGTCCACCGCGGCGAGTATGTTGTGGCAGCCCCAGAGCTCCGCGATCCGGAGGTAGCACGCGATGTCGCCCGTATCGAACAGAAGCGCCGCGCTCGTATCGGCGGTCGCAAGGCCTTCGGTTCCAGCGGCTACGCAGAGGGTGGCTATACATCGACATCCGCAGAGCAGAACACCGGAGAGTCTGATATAATCCAGTGCTTATCCGATATCCTCACCATCTTGGCGGATATCTATAAGAACCCCATCCCGGCCATCCTCGCCGTATCGAAATACGAAGAGGCTAAGATCCGCCTGGAGCGCTCCAAGAAATACACATCACTGAGGAGGGAACACGAATGAGACTGACAACAGAGACAGGCGAACTGCTGCTGCCGGATGACTTCCAGCTGGAGATCACAGCCAACCATCCCTTCTTCTCGGATGAGGGAACGGCATCCGCTCCCCTGACACTGCCCGCGGTATCCAATAACCGCCAGCAGCTTCACAACCCGGAGAACCCTAACCGAAGCCGCCGGTACCCCCGCATCTTCAAGGGCACCGTATCGCACGCCACATACTCCAGGCCGTGTAGTATTATCGTATCCGGTGGTTCCAGGAATGAAGGCATCGACGCTACAGTGGCCCTGCAGGAATCCGAGATGTACGCCGATATTCAGGAGCGGAAACTACCCGACCTTTTCAAGGAGTACCGGATGGACGTAGGGCAAACGCCATGGGAATACTACCACAATAAGACGCTGGGCACCACCAGCCCCTTCACATTCTTCCCGGTAGCTACCGATAAGGAAGAGAGCGAGGGTACCGTTACCGTGTTCGTCATGAACCAGCCAGAAAGGAATGGCCGGTTCACCACCAACCGCACGGTAAAGATAGGAGACGTCACCGCGCCGTGCCAGACCGGATACGCCATCACGCCCTTCTTTTATCTGTGGTCCGTCATCCAGATGTCGTTCCAGTACTGCGGGTACAATATCACCCAGAATGTCTTTGCCACCGATGCTGAGCTTCGTCGTATCGTAGTGCTTAACCGCTGCGCGGATGCACTCCTATCAGAAGGGCACCCCTTCAATCCAACCCCGGGTACCGGAGAGACGTCGTTCTATATCCGCGGTGATATCCTGGTTCCGAATATCACCATGGGGCAGCTCATCACCTGGCTACGGGATAAGTTCGGGGCATTCGTCACAGTGCGAGACCGTTCCGTTTCCATCAGGCTACTACGCGACGTCATCGCCGCCGGCTATGACCACGACCTATCCGGCTACGCCCAGGATAAGCCGGTTCTGTCCTATCCGGAACCGCGCACCCTGCACTACGAGCAGAGTGCGGATATCGACGGGGCGGATCCTGCAGCCGAGTCCCTGGAGGAACTCCGGGAGGCCTACCCAACCACGGCCGACGTGGATACGGACGCCGAGATCCAGGGCTCAGGACTTTTCCACGTCTCATCTCTGGGCAAATACTACTACAAGGAAACAGACGGCAGCACCCCGAAGCTGGTAGGCTCCGAAGCTATCGCCTTCTCCAGGAATCTGGGCATGGAAGAAGAAGAGCTGGCTCCGGATGACACCTTCGTCCCCATGATCTACCACCCCTCCCTGCGGCTGTATATGCCCTATCTTGGAGAGCGCGACCACAGGATCCTGGACGTAACCGGAAAAGAGCGCGCCGCCGACCTTCCGATCATGGTCTGCTATGCAAACTATTTCATTAACTCCAGCGATGTAACACACTGCGTAGGAACCACTACCGATTACCGCTATGACACAGTCCCCGCCGGTGACACACTGCCCGCTCCGCTTACCCCTGAAGGGATTGTACAGAAGTATTTCCGCCACTACTGGACCATCCTGGCCGACGGCGCTCCGGAGCTGCAGTGCTCCCTGAAAATCCCGCTGAACGTACTGAGCTGGATAGACATGTTCACTCCAAAACTCCTGAACGGAGCCCTGGTACTGATTAAATCGCTGCGGTATTCCATGTCTGCCGGAGGTGTATCCGCATGCGATGCCACGCTCCAGCTTCTCCCCGCATACGACGATACCACCCCCATCCCGCAGGTGATGTTTAATGCAAACCTCGTCTGGGGCATCGTATCGACCAGAACCGTATTCGACGAAGGAGACCACAATCATGGAAAGGAAGTGTACGAGACCGACGGAATATCCGACTACACCCTGGCGAACCAGCCGTCCTATCCGCCAACGAAGGTTGGAGAAATAGCGAAGAAGCGCGACCGCTGGCTCAATTACCACTACTACGACAGCGGCTTCCTATGGTGGAGTTGTCAGGATCTGACCCACACATATACGGAATACTTTGTCGGTAAACTTCAAGAAACAGAGTAATGAGAAAGACCTACATCGACGAAATTACAGGGCGCGGCTATCCTGCAGCTGCTGGCCTGGACGATCTGGCCGACCTTGTCATCAGCCAGGTCCCCACCGCGTCGGCCGCTACCGTCATTATCACCGGCGACGGCATGACGCTGGTATCAGACAAATACTATGGCGACACTGCCGGCGAACTACATCTGGATCTCCGCGACCTGGTCCGGGAGAACACCTATCTCCCGGTACCAGGCCTCAATGAGGACGAGGACGAAATTGCAACCGGAACCGAATCTGTCCGCGTGGAGAACGCCTCGTCCATCTACCTCCGTGTTACGGTGAGCGTGGCAGGCCTCACCCGGTACTGGGGCTTCAGGGCTTATCCCTTCAGCTTCTTCCCGTCGCAAGCCCTGATCGGCTACGAGTACCAGCCGGAGGCGGACGAGGTGAGGGTTCCCGGAAACTTCCTGCTGCCCTTCAGCGCCTTTGATCCATTCCATGACGCCAACCACACCTCCTTCTTCCAGATTGACTTCATATCGGCCAGCAAAAAAGAGATTGCCCTTACCAAGTCTATCGCCGGACCACAGGATGCCAATATCGTATCCTGCCTCCTGAAGCTCTCCGATCTTCCATATACACCCGGCGAGCCCTTCTACCTGGAGCGCCGCTGGTCCGACGCCAATGGTTCATACGTAGTAAGGTCGCCGATACTCATTCCCACCCTGGAAGATATGGAGCAGTACGCCTTCCTGAACCGTGTCGGCCTCTATGAGAATATCCCCATGTCAGGAACCCTGCGGGATATTCCCGAGTTTAACATCGAGGTGCTGCAGCACAGCTCGGGCTTCGAGAAGGTCTCCGGATCCAGCGCCGACCTGCACGAACAGAACAGCGGACCCGTCACCTACAAGACCGCGAAAGCACTGGCCGCTTACATGCTCTCCAATATGGCCTACCACTTTGACCAGGCAAAGGGCATCTGGCGCAGAATCATTATAGACTCGCCGTCCGTGGATATAGCACGACACTCCGGCGTGTATAACGTGGTGTTCTCCTGGCGCTACGCCGATAACGACGATTTGGATAACATTTAAACAAGCATACAATGGAAACCCTCACAAAAAGAGAGACCGTAGAAAAAGGCTCCGACTTCCGTCTGAAAGTCCATATCACCAATCTGGGAGCAGGCGTTCACGTCACAGACCAGAACGTAAGCCTCACCTGTACTATACAGGTCCGCGACACCTCGCAGGTATACGATAAGACAGAACTCACCAGGATGGATGACGATACATACATCATCGCCGTAGCGACGGAGAATCTGGCAAAGGGAGACGTGCTCCTGAAGACAGCGACGTCCGTCCCCGATGCGGCATTCCCCGACGGATCCCGCGACGAGGTTAAAACCACGGACACCGGCGTCACTATCATTTAGAGACCACCATGCACAAGACCAGGACCACATTTTTAGGACAGGCCGCCAAGCTGGTGGCAGAACTTCTGCGCCATAAGGTGGAAGCGAGCCGCGATGTTACCGCCCAGACCGTGGATGTACAGACAGAGAGTATCTCCAAGGTAACAGTAAAACTCCTGGGCCTGGTGGCCATTGTGTCCGTCGCTCCGATAAAAGGCTCTCAGATCCAGACCGAGTTTGTGCACACTGCGCCGGCTTCCACTGTCCGCGACTGGGTGTCGAACTTTATCACAGAAGACGGCCAGTACTTCCTGCTGGCCGATGGCAAACTCTTATTTGTTAAGGAGGAAGAATAATGCAGCAGCAGATCGACCCGCACGATATCGTACTATACCGCAGCGTTTTCACCGGCAGACAGGTGGATACCTTGCTGGGGTTCGTCAGTCCCACAAAAGAGCTGGCGGAAAACCTCAGTACCCGCGTGTCTACCATCGAGGACAAGATAAGCCCGAGGGTGGTGCTCACCATCCAGCAGATGGACTTCGTCGGCGGTACCAACATCCAGTCCCCTGCCGGCGGCGAGATTGTCGCCGTGGAAGATCTTCCGCGCGGGTACAAGTGCTACTTCGATACGAACAACGGATCCGAGCCTGTCCTATTCCATGAAAACGACCAGGCTATGGGCCGGCGTTATGACATAGGAACGACTAACAGCAATTATTTTTGGCGCCTTGTTACAGAAGTCGGCGCGGATTATATTGTGCTCTCCAAGACGGACTGCGACCCGAATAGCGGTGTGCCCGCCGTCGGAGATAAAGTCATCACCGTAGGTAATCGCTACGATACCACCCGGCAGAACGTGAAGATATCCACCACCATGGGAGAGAACCGCGACGAGTGGTATGCCGGCATCAATTCCTACAACCTGGAGAATAAACTGGTGACAGTGGTGGGCATGAAGAATGGAAGAGTGGGCGTATGGACCGAGAACGGGTACTTCTCCGGAGAAGTCCACATCACCGGCGGCCAGGGGCTTGACAACCTGGAAGAATGGGAAGAGGTGGCCCAGCAGATTAGCGATGCGTGGGAAAAGGCCCTGAAGGCCGAAGAGGATGCCGCCCACGCCCAGCAAACGGCAGACGACGCGACCCTGCAGGCGGAGCGGATATCTCTCCAGCTGGAGCGCATCAATAGCGACAACGTCCTGGATATCGCAGAGAAGAAGGTAATCCGTACAGAATGGATTACCATTAACGGCTTGGAGGATCTGGACCGCTCCGGAGAAAAGGGCTCCTATATTAAAACCAAGCGCCTATACTCCCAGTATACTAATCTTGGTGGCCGCGTCCTGTTTACGTACAATAATATAGCGTACACCTTTAATGATAAAGTGTACACCTATGCAGCTATCGGACTCTCCGCTCTGGACGCCGCCTACCTGGCGCTCCGGGAATACCTGAGCCAGGTGTGCCTGAATGATCGGGCTACAATCTTCGAGGGCTTCGACCGGCAGCGTCTGGCCGACCTCCTGACAAACTATTACGATGCCGAGCGCCAGGTAAACGACAATATTACGCAGGCCGTAAAGGAGCGCATCGAGCAGGCTAAGGCCGAGGTGCTGGAGGAGCTTACCGGCTTCCAGACAGCGATAGAGCGTCAGATGGAGGAGATGCAGGGCGTCATCGACAACACTATCGAGACTCATTTCCACGATGGCGCTCCCACCCTATCCAACGCGCCGGCAAACGAGTGGACCACCGACGAGCTGAAGCAGCGCCATGTCGGCGACCTGTATTACGATAATGTCACCGGCTACGCTTACCGCTTCCAGTACAACTCGTCCACCGGCGTCTACTACTGGAACTACCTGGAAGATAGCGCCCTCGCCAAAGCCCTGGCCGCTGCTGCCAGAGCTCAGGATACAGCCGACGGAAAGCGCCGCACCTTCCTCTCCCAACCCACGGCCGCCGACGCCTACGATCCGGGCGACATGTGGCTCCATGCCACCGTCGGAAACTATACCAATGAAACGCTGGTCTGTATCACGGCAAAGGCCGCCGGCGTATCCTTCTCGGCTGCCCACTGGGAGAAGGCGTCAAAATACACCGACGACACGGTAGCGAACGCCGCGGCCAGCGCCGCCGCAGCAGCACAGACCACGGCCAATAATGCCGCCAACGCAGCAGCAGCAGCCCAAACCGCAGCCAATAACGCCGCCACCGCAGCAGCTGCCGCCAATACCCGCCTGAACAACTGGGCCAACGACGGATCCATCTCTCCAGTGGAAAAAGAAGCCCTCCGGCAGCAGAAGACAGATGTCACCCAGGAGTACGGCGAATACATCAACCAGGCCACCGCCTACAACGTGGATACCACGGCTTACACTGCGGCCTATACAGCAGCCCAGGCGGCCCTGAATAAATACACCGCGGCCACTCCGGAGAATATCACCATCGATACGGACTACGCCGATATCGCCGCCTACTACACCGCGAGGACCACGCTCGCCCAGGCTATCGCCGCAGCTGCGAAGAAGGTGGCCACCGACGCCCAGGCAGCAGCCGATGCGGCCCAGACTACCGCAGACCAGGCCGTGGGTCTCGCCAATAATGCACAGGCGGCAGCAAACGCCGCCCAGGCCGCAGCTAACGCCGCCCAGGCGGACGCCACCGCAGCCGCCACCGCAGCCGCTAACGCTCAAGCCGCCGCCGACGCCGCACAGACTGACGCTACCGCCGCCAATACCCGCCTGAACAACTGGGCCAGCGATACGATCATATCCCCCGTAGAGAAGGAAGCACTACACCAGCAGAAGGTGGGTATCATGGGCGAGTACCTGGACGTCATCAACCAGGCCACCCGGTACAACGTATCGTCCACGGCCTACACCTCGGCCTATAACGCCGCCCTGTCAGCCCTGAACAAATACACCGCGACCACTCCGGAAAATATTGCCGTCGAAGCAGATTTTGGTAATATCGCCCTGTACTACAACGCCCGCTCTACCGTGATGCAGGCCGTGGCAGCCGCCGCCAAAGCAGAGGCGGAAGCCGCACAGGCAGCAGCCGACGCAGCCCAGGCGGACGCCGATGCAGCTGCCGCTGCAGCAGCTACCGCTCAGGGAACCGCGAACTCCGCTCTCACCGCAGCGCAGAATGCCCAGACGGCCGCCAACACAGCCCAAGCCGCGGCCAACGCCGCACAGGCTTCCGCGGATGCAGCCCAAGCAGACGCTACCGCCGCCAATACCCGCCTGAACAACTGGGCCAACGACGGATACATCTCCCCGCTGGAGAAGACCTCGCTGAAACAGCAGCGGGGCGATATCGCCGCGGAATACACCAGTATACTCCAGCAAGCACAGGCCTACGCCCTGAGCACTACGGCCTATACCTCGGCCTATGAGTCCGCCATGACTGCCCTGAACAAATACACCGCAGCCGCTCCGGAGAATATCGCCGTAGGCGCCGACTATGCCAATATCGCTGCCTATTACACCGCCAGGACCACCATCACCCAAGCTATCGCAGCAGCTGCAAAGACCGAGGCTGAGACCGCACAGGCAACAGCAAACGCCGCTATGACTCAGGCCGTCCGTCTGAAGGAGGCGCTGGAGCATATCAATAGCGACGACGTCCTGGATGTCGGCGAAAAGAAATCGCTCCGGATAGAGTGGATTACCATTAACGGCATTGAAAATCTGGATCGTACAGGAAGCCGTGGTTCTTATAGTACAACGAAGCGCCTGGCGAATCAGTACAGCAACCTGGGGAAGAAGATGATCCTCACCTACGCCGGTGAAAGATACACCTTTGCAGGGAAAGAATACACCTTTACGCACTCCGGAACCGCCGCCCTGGATGCCGCATACCTGATGCTCCGTGAGTATTTCCAGGAAGTCGGCCTGAACGACCGCACCACGAACTTCGAGGGCTTCGACCGGCAGCACATGGCCGACCTCCTGACTGCCTACTATGACGCTGAGCGCCTGGTGAACGACTCCATCACGCAGGCCGTGAAAGATAGCATATCTATCGCCCGGGAAGAAATCCTTGCAGAACTCTCCGGCTTCCAGGAAGCCATGGAGCAGCAGATGGAGGAGATGCAGGACGTCATCGACAACACCATCGAGACGCACTTCGCCGGCGGCACTCCTACCCTATCCAACGCGCCGGCAAACGAGTGGACCACCGACGACCTGAAGCAGAGGCATGTCGGAGATCTGTACTACGACAACGCCTCGAGGGAAAGCAGCCCCACCTCCGGCTTCGCTTTCCGCTTTGAGCGCAGCGGCTCTGCCGGCAGCTATACTTATGGATGGCGCCAGCTCTCCGATAATGCACTCGCAGAAGCCCTGGCAAGAGCCGCAGCCGCACAGGATACCGCCGACGGGAAGCGCCGCACCTTCCTCTCGCAGCCAACCACGGCCGACGCATACGACCGCGGCGACATGTGGCTCCATGCCACCGTCGGAGACTATACCAATGAGACTCTGGTGTGTCTTACCTCCAAGGCCGCCGGCGTGTCCTTCTCGGCTGCCCACTGGGGACTCGCTTCCAAATACACGGACGACACTGTGGCCAACCTGGCCAGACAGGAGGCATCAGCCGCTCAGACTACAGCCAACAATGCCGCCACCGCCGCAGCAGCTGCCCAGACGGCAGCCAATAACGCCGCCACCGCAGCAGCTGCCGCCAATACCCGCCTGAACAACTGGGCCAGCGATGGATCCATCTCTCCAGTGGAGAAGGAAGCCCTCAAGCAACAGAAAAAGGATATCATGGCGGAGCGTTCTGATATTGTGGCTCAGGCCAGTTCTTACAACGTCAACAGCACCGCCTACCAGAATGCCTACAGCGCGGCGGTCACAGCCCTGGATAAATACACTGCGGCCACTCCGGAGAATATCGCCATCGATACGGACTATGCCAACATCGAGGCGTATTACACCGCCCGTTCCACCATCCTCCAGGCTATCGCCGTAGCCGCGAAGAAGGTGGCCACCGACGCTCAAGCAGCAGCCGACGCAGCCCAGCACGCCGCAGATGTGGCTGACGGGAAAGCAGAGGCCGCCGCCTCTGCAGCTGCAGCCGTGGCGCAGGCTGTGGCTAACATTAACGATGACACCATCCTGGATCCTTCCGAAAAGGCCGAGATCAGAACAACGTGGATAGGCATAAACGGCATCCTGGATACGGATAAGTACGGGAAGAATGGCACCTACGCCGCGGCAAAGGAGGCCATCGAGAAGGCCGCCGGCTCATCGTTCCCCGTCCTGTTCACATATAACGGGATACGATACACCTATAACGGCGTAGAGTATTCCTTCCAGAACCCTGGATCTTCCGCTCTGGATGCCGCCTACCTGGCACTCCGGGAGTTCCTGTCCGGGCTGCAGATTAACACCGCCGAGTCCTTCCTTGGCTTCGACCGCTCCCAGTACTCCCAGCTTCTGCGGGATTACAGCGTGGCGCTTAATAACGTCCTGAAGACTCTCTCCGGCATCGCCACGGAAAAAGCCGAAAAGGCTCTTTCCGGAATTGACATGATAAACGCCGCCTTGGAGAAGATGGGCTCCGATAACTACATCAGTGCACAGGAGAAGCTAACGCTGAAAACCGCCCTCCAGGACGAATCCGTGGTATACAGCACTCTTCAGAGCCAGGCGGCACGCTATGACACAGCCGCGGTGCGTACGGCTCTCCAGGCTTACCAGACCGCCTACACTCACTTCGGAAACGTAGTTACATACTACTGCGAGAACTTCACCTGGGCGACCGATGTGCCCATCAGTGAGGATTACCCGCTCTCATATATTTCCGCCTACTACGTGGCCAGAGAAGCCCTCGCGGACGCCATTAACGTGTCAGCAAAGGGATACGTGGACACCCAGACCTCAGCCGCCCGGAACGCCATCGCTCAAAACCTTGGATACGAAGACTATGATGCCATGGTGGAAGCAGCCGAAGATGGTGAGACCATTATCGTCGGCGGATTCCTCCGTACCACTCTCATCGACGTCCAGAACCTTGTCGCGGAAAAGCTGGCCACATCCGGAGACACCTCCCTGCTTATAGCCGACAATCAAATCAAACTATTTGACTCAAATGGTAATTTGCGTACATGGCTACACGGTAACGATTTAACAGATAGAACGACACAGACCACAGAGAGCGTGCCTTATAACGCAGGGAACAACTCATCCCAAAGAACCGGCCTATCTGTTACTCGTTCATCCGGCACATTTGCAATTAACTCAACGAGCGACAGCGTCAGACTGTCCGGCAGTAAGCAATTCAATTTTGGCTTCTATGGCAAGTGTAACAACAGCATCTCACCGCAGACGCTGACCATCGCGTGCTCCCTGGAAATCCGTATAAAGAACCTTGCATCCGGCGTAAGAACAACGCTCTACTCAGGGAGTACGACCATCACCCTGAGCGCGTCTCCAGGGCAAAGCTGCTCGGGCTCGGCATCTCTTACAGCATCACAGGCTACAGCATTAAGCAACATAGCTACTGGTCCGTATGTGTTAGAAGTCTATCTCGGAATGAGTCCGAACAGCTCGGCGTTATACTACGCCATGGAAACGATGAGCTACTCAGCCAACCAAACGAATGGCTCCGGTTATCTGTCCGTAGTCCATCCGAACACCAGCATCCCGCAAATGACAGAGGTGGGCAAGAATGGCATCCAGATATTCAAGGACGCCACCCACTACCTCAGGCTTGGAGGATGCAATTACAGCCAAGGCCAAAATTTGGGAGGCTTTGAGTTCAGGGCCGGCAATTACGGCCTTATGCTTCACCCAAGTATCGGCTTTATGAAATACAACTCAGCCACAGACAGTTGGGTAAACATCACACTATAATACTTTTTTCTATGCCAGACACAACACAAAAACCCATCACAGACCTGGCGCCGATCTATAAAGATCCGGCCATCCTGAAGGACAAGTGTATCTTGGTCCACGACAAGAACACCGGTGACGCTCTTCGCTTCGACGCACAGCAGCTGGCCGTCGTAGCAAAGGACCTTTCCATGTTCACCATCGAGGGGCACTCCCGCGGTTCACGCACCACGGCAAGCTCCTACATTATTCGCACCGCGGGTGCATACAAAATCCCGCTGGTGTATGGCTGCAGCATCATGAATGGTGTAGCCAATCCCGCATCCTACACCCGCCAGGGCTCCGACTACACGGCCGACTTCGTAAACCACCTGGGGAATGCTATTACTAACCCCTTCATCGAGAAGAACGCCAACTGTCAGCCCGGATCCGCAGCTCTTCTATGGCAGACCAGCCAGGGCATGATCTCCAGCGTCAGCCTGGTAGAAGAGGACGACTGCCACTACATCCACTTCACTGTAGCCGATATTCCGGCCACGAACGGCCTGGCCATCCTGGTAGTCAAGGACTCCGGAGGCCGTATCATGTGGGGCTGGAACTTGTGGATGACATCCGACGATGTCACCTCTGAGGAGTTCACCAACGCCACCGGCGTCGTATACAAGCTCATGAAAGAGAACTTCGGAGCTATCTGGAACGACGCCCGCACCATGTACTATAACCCGCACTTCCAGTGGGGCCGCCACTACATGATGGCACCGGTGAACGGCAGCGGCTCCCAGTGCACGCTCTACGACATTGAAGGGAACGTGTACACCGGCTTCGGAGCCTTTGGTACCGACTGCGACGAATCCGTCGATAAGACGGTGGCCAATGCGATCCAGAACCCGAACAAGTTCTTCACACGACACAACTCCAGCAACCACAACTGGAACAATCTGGCGTGGTTTAACAATTTCTGGAACGCAGCCATGACCGCCTCCAGCTCGCTGGATGACGACCAGGACTCCGTCATCAAGACCATCTACGATCCGTGCCCGCCGGATTATGTGATGCCCAGCGGCCGCGCCTTCACCGGCATTACGACCACCGGCTCCAACACAACGGACTCTACGCAGTTCAACGTGGTGGGCGCCTGGGCTGCCGGCTGGAAATTTAAGAAGAACGCCAACGACAACGAGGGTAACTTCTTCCCCGCTTCCGGCCACCGTGCCGGCGACAGCGGCGGTCTGGCGGTCGTGGGCGGCTACGGCAACTATTGGGTGTGCGCTCCGGACAGTCAGACGCACGCCCGGTACCTGTACTTCGACTCGGGCGGCCTGTACCCCTTGGGCAGCAACTCCCGCTCGCTCGGCTTCAGTGTGCGTCCCTGCCGAGAATCTAATTGAATCCTTTGAAAACCGCCGGCGCCCATTTGGGCGGGCGCC